AAACAGACCTAAGTAATCTTCGTGGCGAACTAGGAGACATGGATGATTATACGTCAGGATTAACCAACTAAAATGAATATAAATAATGAGCGTATGGTATCAAATGGGACAAGCAGTAAGAAACGTTTTAACAACTCTATCAAACAAAGCTATATTAGACACAGAGAGTAACATCCAAGCTAGGACTGGTGATGAACTAGGAGCGATGGCTTTTGCTACAGATACAAGTAAACTCTATGTTTATACAAGTAGTGGATGGGTACACGCTCAATAACTTTGACACTTTTTAAATTATAACTTAAAACTAAATACACAATGGCAAACATTCTACAACAGATCGGTACAGTAGTTAAAAGCAAGCTTGATGATAAAGTCGATAAGACTGATGCAACAGGTGACTTTATTAAGGCTGTACTAGGAATAGACACTGACACAACAACACCAACAGTTGCACTTGAATCCGATATAACTACAAGGACAGGAGATGCTAACGGCACTTTGTTCTTTGGTTCTGACTCCGCTGACTTCTATGTCTATAACGGAGGAACTTGGTATCAATTCAACAACTCTTAAAACAATATAATATGAGCGATATAGCATTAATTAATGACTCCCAGCAATCTGCGATTGTAACTAATGGGATAGGTAAGAATGGAGAGATATACATGAAGGCAGCTGGCAGTACGGACGCTGGTGCTCTTGTTGTATATGACAATGGAAGCTGGAGGAAGTTTGAACATGAAGCTAGTTCTTCCTGGAGTAATGCGTATAGCGTAAGCTTTGACGGAAGTAATGACTATGTCGATACAGGTACAAACTTTCAGTCTACTTTCCAAAGCGACTTTACTATTTCCACTTGGTTTAAGGATGAAGCGACATCAGGCACCAAGGGTTTCTTTGGACTTAGGGCTAATACTGCTCCTTTAAATGATGTAATTGCTTACACCGATGGTAGTACGATTACTCTTTGGATTAGATATAACGGTGGGCGAAAGTTTCAATCTTTCTCACACACACGCGACTCTAATTGGCATCACTTAGTTCTAAAACTTAATCAAAACGGAAGTAATATTGAGATGCGAGGATACTTGGATGGGGTTCTCAAACTATCGACTTCTCTTGCACAAACAATGTCGAGTTGGGTAAACACGGGTACTTTTGTTATTGGTGCACGAGCCTATGATACTCACGGGCCTGATATTTATTTTCAAGGCAAGCAAGATGAGTTTGCAATTTTCGGATCAGCCTTATCGGATGGAGGAGTTTCTGTAGGTCAGACAGCAGGTGGAGATATTGCAGCTTTAAGAGACACTACTGGATCAAATCCTGTACCTGCTGACATATCATCCCTAAGTCCAGTTACTTGGTATCGTATGGGAGATAACGATGGTGGAACAGGTACTACAATAACAGATCAAGGGTCTGGAAGTAACGACGGTACACTCACTAATGGTCCTACATTCTCCTCAGACGTTCCTTCCTAACTTTAAAATACTATGAGCAGACAATATGTAATATTAAACGCATCCGAAGTAGACACTGTTAACTTTGATGATGTACTAGAAACTAGTGTAGATACTCTTCGTTATAGCGTAGACGGTTCAGAAACCTTTGTTAAATATGAAGGAGCTAAACCTAGAAGCCTATACGGAAAAGATACACTTTCACACACTGCTATGCTTACTGTATTAAGCGGTGAAGCTTGGACACAAGAACTTGAACTAGGAGAAATCTAAGAAATGGCTACTTTAAATACAGTTACATCTTCCACTCGCCCAGCATCTCCTACAGCAGGGGAAGCTTACTTTGAAACGGATACTAATAAGATCATTGTTTGGAATGGCACATCTTGGACTGAGATTGTTTCGGACGGTACTTTAAGCTCCTTTAGTAATGCATATAGCTTAGAACTGGATGGTACTAATGACTATGTAGAGGTAGGGTCTGTTACAGGTTTTTCTTTAAAAGGTCTATCTCTATGGATTAAACCTGACCACGTTATTACTTACAACAGTGCTGGTATAGACTACGTTATAGGTTTAGGAGATGGAGATGAAGGTTTATTTTTATCTGGGGATTTAAGTTCTAGGCTTAACGATGAGGTTATAGGTTTTGCTGGAGCTGCTGGTAATTATCTTTGGGGGTATAGTGGTCAGGGGATTTCAATTTCAGCTGATTGGCATCATATCGCTGTAACTTGGAATGTATCTAATTCATCTACAAATCCTGGCAACGAGGGATATGATATATACTTAGACGGAGTTAGTGTAGGCAATGAATATGGCACTTGGGGTTCAGGTAACGGAGTTCCTTTTACTTGCGATTTTGTACGCATAGGGGCAAGAAATAGAGGAGGATCAGCAACATATTATACTGGAGGTTATATAGATGAGGTCGCTGTTTTTGACACTTCATTATCTGCTTCAGATATTACTACTATGTACAACTCAGGTGTACCTACCGATATTACCTCTTTAAGTCCTGTAGGATGGTGGAGAATGGGTGACAATGACAGTGGTACAGGTACTACAATTACAGACCAAGGGTCTGGAAGTAACGACGGTACACTTACAAACAGTCCTACATTCTCAAGTTCAGTCCCTAGCTAATAACAATTATGAACAGAAACTATGTAATCATTGACGCAGCAGATGTTTCATCTGTTGATTTCTCTCAAGTTCTTGAAACCTCAGCATCTACCCTTCGGTATAATGTTGCAGGGGATAAGACATTTGTTAAGTATGAAGGTGTTAAACCTTTCTTCTTAGCAAGTAAAGACGCTTACACCCACTCTGAGATTCTTGCGATCTTAGGTGGTGAAGAGTGGACACAGGAGATGAATATTTAATTAGGACTTACCTCCTATCATTAACAATAACTAAACACATATAATACTATGCCAGTAGATAATACATCTATATTCTATAAAATCGGTCAGTCTACAAAGTCTGCGATTGCTGTAGAAGAAACAAGAGCATTGGCTGCCGAAGCAGTCTTGCAAACGAACATCACTGCTGAAGCTTCCTCAAGAGCCAGTGCTGATACTACCCTTCAAAGCAATATTGACACTGAGGCTACAAGCCGAGCAAGTGCTGATACTACATTGCAAAGCAACATTACTGCTGAAGCTTCTTCGAGAACTTCTGCTGACTCTGCTTTACAAAGTGAAATCGACGCTACTCAAAGTGGTGCTGGTCTTGGAGCAGGTGGTTCTTATACTGCTAACTCCTCTACTAACTACATTGCTTCCGTAGGTAACTTGGTTGCAGCTGATGAAGCTCTTGACTCACAAGCTAAAACAAATGCTGACGCTATCTCTTCTGAAGCTAGTTCACGTGCATCTGCTGATTCCGCTTTACAAGCTGAGATAGACGCAGAAGAAACAGCTCGTGCAGCAGCCGACAGTACTCTTCAATCTAACATTACTTCCGAAGCTTCTTCTCGTGCGAGTGCTGACTCTGCTCTTCAAGCTGAAATTGATGCTGAAGAAACTGCTAGAGCTTCCGCTGATACGACTCTTCAAAGTAACATTGATACCGAAGCAAGCAGTCGTGCATCCGCTGACACAACCTTACAGTCAAACATTGACTCCGAGGAAACTGCTCGTATAGCTGCTGTTTCTGGTGAAGCTACTGCACGTAGTTCTGCTGATACAACACTTCAATCGAACATCGATAGTGAAGCTTCAACAGCTCGTGCTGCTGAGTCTGCTCTTGATGCTGCTAAAGCTAACCTTAGTGGTGCTGCTTTTTCGGGTGCTGTAAGTGGTACTGATCTTACCCTTAGCGGTAACTTGACTGTTAACGGTACAACTACTTCCGTTCAAACAACTAACTCCGAGATTAAAGATTCGATTCTTTTAATCAATGACGGAGCTGCTGATTCTACTAACAACTCCAACGATGCTGGTCTTATTATCGAGCGTGGTACTGGAGATGGTGGAAACATTGCTGCTATCTACGACGAAGGTGAAGACATGTTTGCTTTCTATAAAACATCCGCTGGTTCTACTTCTGTTGACATCTCTGATGATGACTCAAGTGCTGAACTTATCGACGTTAACTGTAACGACGTGGTTCTTGGAGACGGTAACAATCTTGGTGATTTAGCAGACTTTACTGCTGCAATGGCGTAAGACTGTCATGGCGAAAAGTAAAAAGAGTTCTTCTATTACGATTCGTCTTCCCGATGACTTACAAAAAGCAGAGGTCGCTGGTATAGCTAAAAAGTTAAATATCAGCACCTCTGCTCTAGTAAGTGGGTGGATCAACGAAATACTGAAGAGTTTAAAAAGAGAGAGTTAATACAATATGAAAACGCAAGAAGAATTAGGTGAGTTACAAGTTCTACTAACAGACACTTTAAAGAAGGGTATCAAGCTGATGCACGTCACTGAGGAGTATAATCCTTCCCTTCTTAACTGTGCTAGACAACTACTCAAGGATAACGATGTTGTTCTTATGAGCGGTAAAGATACTCCACTTAATGACTTGCTAGGAGAGGTTCTACCTTTTGAAGAAGACCCTGAATTAAAACAGAAAGTAATTACTAAGTAATTACATCCAAAGAGAGATAAGTAGGGTCATCGCTGAGTATTCGGAGGTGACCCTCTTTTGTTACAATGGCAAATAAACTAGCACAACTAAAAGACTTCCGTAACTTCCTGTACATAGTTTGGAAACATCTTAACCTACCTGATCCTACGCCACTACAATACGACATAGCTGACTTCATGCAACACGGTCCTAAGCGATCTGTTATCATGGCGTTTCGTGGAGTAGGTAAATCCTGGATATGTTCTGCCTATGCTGTTCATCAACTACTACTAGACCCCACTAAGAACATACTAGTTGTATCTGCCTCTAAGAACCGTGCTGATGACTTCTCCACCTTTACCTTGAAAATCATACACGACATTCCTGTTCTTCAAGGACTAATCCCTAAGAACGATCAAAGGTTCTCTAAGATAGCTTTTGACGTAGGACCTGCTCCAGCTGCTCACGCACCTTCCGTTAAGTCACTAGGTATATCCTCTCA